TCGTCCTGGCCGATGTTCAGCGTGTCGATCATCGGCCAGGACGAAGCGAGCCAGAGCACACCCGTTCCGGCGTTCACCACGACGGTGCCGTTCGGCGCGGGTCAGTACAGCGTCGAGATCCCAACCGCTTCGGCGGTGTTCGACGTCGACACGTTCGAGTGGACGTGCAACGACAACGCCACTGCGCAGTTCCGGCTGAAGAACACCGGCCGTGGTGCCCAGTTCGTTAGCTACGGCGAGCGCGCGATGGGCCTCACGTGTGAGCGTGACTTCGTCAACCGCTCCGACTTCGATGGCTTCAAGGCATTGACGTCCCAGACGATCACCATCACAGCGTCGAAGGGCGTCAACAACCTGATCACACTCCTCACGGCAGTTGCGATCAAGGACACCTACGAGGTCGCTCTGAGCGGTGAGGGTGATCTGGTGAGAGCCAGCATCGCGTACCAGATCCCGATCGACGGTTCCGGGAACTCGTACAACATCACGATCAAGACGCAGGAGCAGCTCACCTAGTTCTTTGGGCTAGCGTTAGCGTCTAAACAACGTCTAACTCGGTTAGACTACATAGAGACAAAAGGAATGTGCAACCTCAGTACAAAGCCAAGCAGGAACGTCTAACTCAAGTCTAAGGAGGCTAGTATGGGCGAGCACGAAGAGAGTATGGCGGCCGAAGAAGCTACTGAGACCGCGAACGTGGAAGCCGCCGAGGACCCGGGCACCGAGGCCCTCGAGGAAGCCCTTCACACGGAGCCTGGGGAGGCCGCGGTGGAGGAGAGCTCGTCCGACTCGGCGCCCGCCTCGGACGAGTAAAGGGGAGAGGTGAGGATCGTCAGACATGGCGCAGGCGATCCTCACCTCGATCCGGAAATGGAATGTTGCGGCCCTGTGGGATCTGCTAAAGGCAGGACCGCGTGTTACTCGTATATACTGGAGGGTGAAAATGCCAAGGGCAACAGTTTCAAAGCTCACAGAGCGTCGCAGTCTCACGACGCTGCCTGCTGCGGATGCCACGGACACAACGCCGGCATCCGAGGAAGGTTGGATCGAACTCCGTCGGATGTCTTATGGCGAGAAGATGGCCAAGGACTCCGAGGCGATGAAGATGAAGTTTGCTACCGAAGCCGTCGGCAACGTCGACGCGGAGATCGCCATGGTCTCCGAGGCAGCGAACATTCTCGAGATCCAGAAGTGCGTCATGGATCACAACCTGGAGGACGAGCATGGTAACAAGCTCAACTTCCAGAACGTCGAACACATCCGTCAGCTCGACCCGCGCGTCGGCCAGGAGATCACGACGCTCATCGGCGAGATGAACGACTTCGAGAAGCAGTCCAAAGAGTCTCCAGGGGTAGATGCTAAGGGAAAATAATTCCACCTCTGACCTTTCGGATCCACACAGCCATAGTAATGAGTCGGCCGATGGATCTGGAAGTGCAAGAGGTACTCAGCCTAGTCAGACTTTGTCTAGCTACGGGGTGTCTTCCACAAGCAGGTGGACTACGTGATCAAGATGCGTACTTCGTATACTTGCTCGAGCAGGTCCTCCTAGCGGATCAGAGGAAGGCGGAGCTTGAACGGTCTAAGAACAAGGTAAGCTAGGAGCAGACATGGCTCTCGCAACCCGAAACATTTACCTCGTCCTCAAGGCTCGTGACGAGGCGTCTCGTGTTGTTCGAGGGTTCGGTCGTGAGCTGGGGCGCGCTGGCGCTCTTGCGCAGGCTCAGCAACTTCGCCAGCGCGCCTCAATCCTCCAGCAGGAGCAAGCTGAGAAGTCGCTTGCGGCTACGCGACAGATTAACATACTTCGTAACAAGGCTACCCTGGAGGCGAACAGGGCAGCAGCAATGCGGGGCACTGGAGCTTCTGCTGCACGCATCGAAGGTGTAATGCAGAATGCTCGTGCTCTCCGTGCACAGGCAGCTGACCTCGAGCGAGCTAATAAGCTGGCCAACAAGGAGATGTCGGTCTTCACTGGCCAGTTGCGACAGCAAGCGTCTGAGTTCGAACGCACCCACAGGGCCAGCGTTAGGTTTGCCAACGGTCTACACCAAATCTCTGCAACGCTTGTCACTGTAGGCTCCGGCTTGGCGTTGGCCGGAGGCCTAGGTGTTGCTATGCTCTTCTCGGCAGCCAATGCCGCGAATGAGTATGCGCGTCAGGTTGCTCTGACCAAGACCCAGGTTGATGGCTTCGATGCAAGCCTGAAGCAGATCTCCGACACAGGCTTGAAGGTCGCACGCACGATCGCCGTGCCCCTCGAAGAGGTTCAGCCAGCTCTGTACGACATCTTCTCGTCGACTAGTGCTAACTTGCAGCAGGCAACTATCCTGCTTGAAGGCTTTGCGAAGACAGCAGTCGCTGGTCAGGTGTCGCTGCAGGACGCCACTCGGGGCACCATCCCGATCTTGAACGCCTTCAACTTGCCAATAGAGAAAGTCAACGACATCCTCGACATTCAGTTCCAGCTGGTGCGTAAGGGTGTTGGTACCTACGGCGAGTTCGCATCTGTGTTCGGTCGTGTCGTCCCATCGGCGACTCGCGCTGGTCAGGACTTCCAAGAGGTTGCGGCTGGTCTAGCATACTTGACTCGTAACGGTCTGAGCGCCGCGATGGCTTCTACGTCATTCGCTCGTGCGCTCGACGCGATCTCGAATCCGAAGTCCGTCAACAACATGGAGAATCTCGGCATCAAGGTTCGCGATGTCAAGGGCAACATGTTGCCGCTCGAGCAGATCCTGAAGGGTCTCTCGGACTACCTCAACAAGCTTCCCAACGCAGATCGAGTCGGAGCGTTGGTTGATATCTTCAAGGGTGCAGGCGGCACGATTCAGGCTCGACGGTTCTTGGACCAGGTCCTCCTCAAGCCAGGTGAGCTGAACGACTACATTGGCTTCTTGCACGACATGCAGAATGCTAATGGGCAGTTCGGTCAAGCCTACGCGACGATGAGTAATACCGTCGCGGCTCAGACTCAGCTGCTCAAGAACAAGTTCGACGTCATCAAGATCACTGTCGGGCAGATTGTCAACCCGTACCTGGTCGGCCTACTGCATTGGCTGAACAAGATCGCCGACTCGTTCAACAACCTGAGTCCAGCCACGCAGAAATGGATCGTTCTTGGCATAGCGTTGGTGTCGGTGCTGTCGATCGTCGGCGGCGTCATGCTCATCGTGATTGGAGCCCTCGCAGGTATTGCGGCGGCTGTTGTCACTGCGGGTACAGGCTTCTTCATCCTCGTAGGTGCTGTAGCAGGGCTCGTCCTTGGCCTCATAGCTCTGGGCGGAATATTCGTCGTAGCATACGAGAGAAGCAAGGCCTTCCGGGACATCATTGCCCGCTCGGCCGCTACTGTTGAGCACTTCTGGACTGGTGTAATCGTACCATTCGGCAAGGCTGTCAAGGACGCGTTCGAGAAGTACATCCTGCCTCCGCTTCAGAGACTAGCTGACGTCATCGAGCAGAAGGTCGCGCCAGTCATTAAGGAGCTGCAGCAGAAGTTCGACAGCGAGTTCATTGGCTCAGCCAAGCAGGTGGCGAACATCGTCAAGGATGGTTTGGTAGAGGCCTTCAAGATGGTTGGCTGGGTCATCGACCACGTCGTCAAGCCTGTGTTCACATACCTCGTACAGTTCTACCACGAGCACAAGGACACAGTCGACATGGTGATTCACGGCCTGATGTTCCTGGGCAAGTGGTTTGCCATCATCGCAGCAGTCATCACAGGCCTCCTACTCGTAGCTTTGGGTGGTCCGATCATTGCTATCATCACAGTGTTCGTCGGAGCGATCATCGGCATCGGCCTTGTCGTCATCTGGCTGATCGATATCATCCGCGACATCATCCACTGGTTCAAGGACTGGGGGGAGCACTGGCAATGGGTGAAGGACAAGTTCAAGGACTTTAAGGCCATCATCAAGCTTGCGTTCGAGGAGGCTAAGGCAGCCATTACAGACTTCTTCGCGGATGCGCCAAAGTGGTTGTATGACGCAGGCAAGCACTTGCTTGAGGGTCTCATCAATGGCATCAAGGATAAGGCGGAAGCCTTGCCTGGCACGTTGAAGAAGGTCGCTCAGGCTGTAAAGGACTTCTTCCCATTCTCGCCAGCGAAGAAGGGTCCGTTGTCGGGTCAGGGAAGTTTGTACTACGCTGGACAGCATCTGGTGAGAGACCTCGCAGACGGTATGGCTTCGCAGAATGCGGCATTGGGGTACTCTGCAGGAGGCGCAGCACTGAACGCAGGTAACACTCTCACAGCTGGCGCGAGCAACAACAATACGGCGTACAACCAGAACATCAACATCACCACCCAGGAGATCGATCCGAAGCGGCACGCGATGGAGCTCGGGTTCTTGTTGGCAGGGGGTAGGTAGTGGCCATAGGACTTAACGAGTACGAGTTCCAGTTGAATGACACTGGAGTCCGGCTTGGTGTGCTCACGTCGCTGCCGCCGTACTTCGACGTATCGCGCGTGTCAGGACTGGACAATGCTCCGTATCGAGAGACAGTGCGCGACCACGAAGGAGCAGACGGTAGCTTTATCGACGCCGAGCTCGAGAAGGGCCGCGACATCATCGTCGAGGGGATGGTGTATGGCGACACGTCGAACATCGAAGGATACCTCGATAGCCTCAAGGCGAACTACGCGCCGGTGCAATCACCGATCCCATTCTACTTCCGTCCGGGCTCAGTAGCAGAGAGGCTGCTCTTCGTTAAGCCTCGAGGTGTTCACTACGATTGGGACACAGCTCGACGTATTGGGTGCACAAGCATGCAGTGCGCTTTGTATGCCGAGGACCCTCGAATCTACGATGCGAACCTGACCTCGACGATCATTGCCTACGGTGGCGTAGCTGGCAACGGGTTGAACTTCGTTACGTTCCGTGACACGTATTCTCGTGTCACGGCGAGCGGCTTGGGTACCGCAGACACTGGTCACACCTACACCTTGACAGGCACAGCGGCAGACTTCTCCACTGACGGTACTAAGGCCAAGATCACTCTCAACGCGTCTACCACGACGGTATACACAGCACAGCCTAACGTGACGGCTGTAGTAAACCACTACGCGTACGTTCAGGGCCTGTTCCTATCTGCTACACCTACGGGCGGTAGCATCTCTGCGCTGCTTGACGTACGTGCAGTGGACGCGAGCAACTACTACCGGGCCGAGCTCATCTGGACGACCTCGAACACGATTCAGATAGCTTTGAGCAAGACGGTGGCAAGCGTCAACTCTTCTCTCGTCGCTGCGACTACTGTTGGTGGATTGACGGCAGCCTCGCTGATCAACGTTCGTGTCGAGCTTGAGCAGGGTCAGGGCGTAGCAACGACAAGCGCGTTCCGTGCTAAGGTTTGGGCACAGGGTACGGCTGAGCCTGCAGCCTTCAACGTCGAAGCATTCGATGGTGCTGTTACAGCTGCTGGCGGATTTAAGATCAATGCAGTCCGCAATGCGGGCAACACGAACGTGGCACCTATCCTATCCTGGGATCAGGCCGAGCAAGATGAGGGTATCGGGTTCAACGTAGACTTTGGCGGCGGAGCGCTTCCGGGTACCTCATTTAACCTGACCAACATAGGTAACCGTCCTACGCCTGTACAGTACGTCATTCAGGGGCCGTGTGACAATCCGATCGTAACGAACACTACGACCGGTCAGAGCATGCTGTTCATCACGTCACTGTCAGCAAGTGATACGCTAACCGTCAACACACGCGACAAGACGGTGTACCTGAATGGTAACATCAATAGGCGAAATACGTTACAGGCGCCAAACTGGTTCTTCCTTAACCCTGGTGTGAACAACATTGCGTTCGGTGCAGCTAGTGGCACACCAGGAACGACTCAGCTAACCGTTTCGTACAGATCGGCTTGGAGGTAGACTATGGCCGCTATCAACCCACCTGGCTTCCTCCAGAACGCCGGTGCGACGCATACAGCGGAGCAGTTCCGTGATTGGCACGGGTTGCTTGTAGCTGGCAAGACTGGTAGCACTTCCCTAGTAGCTCGGGGAGGTGTGCACCCAGGACTTGGCAACGCCTTGGTGGTCACTCAGACTGGCTCGCCGTCGATGGCAGTAATCGTCAAGTCCGGAGCAGCTGCAGTTCCTGGATCTGAAGGGACTAAGCAGGGCGTCTACAGCTGCCTCAACGACGCTGACGTGACGCTGAGCATTGGAGCTTCGAGTCCTACCTTGAACCGCATTGACATCGTGTGCTTCCAGGTTCAGGATCAGGCCTACTCAGGCTCAGTCAATGCGAGCTCGTTGGTCGTCGTTGCAGGTACTCCCGCTGCCTCGCCTTCGGCACCAGCGGCTCCCAACAACTCAATCGTCTTGGCGCAGGTGTCGATCGTAGCCAACGACACGTCGATCACCAACAACGAGATCACGGACAAGCGTACGTATCTGGCAGCTACGGGTGGTGTGATCGTCTGTACCAGCACTACGCGCCCAGCAGCAGGTACGGTCAACGCTGGTCAGCTCATCTACGAGACGGACTCTACGAGCATCCTGCAGACCGACGATGGTGGTACGACCTGGAAGAAGATCGGCCCGAAGGGTGTCATCGCACGTGTCCAGCGTACTACTACGTACAGCTCAACGGGTGCTGAGATCGGCGTCCTCCGCTTGGACAATGTTCCTGTCATCAACGGTAACATCTACCTGCTACAGGTACATGGTATGAACTTCACTGGCGGTGCTGCGAACCTGAGCGTTGCAGGACGTCTTCGGGTTAACTCGGCAGGTACGGCGACTACGGGTTCTACGCAGATTGCTGAATCAGGCGATGAGGTCTCGACCTCGTTTGCGCCATACCAAGGAACGCCTCTGGCCGGTATCTACGTGCCAGGAGCTAACCAGTCTCTGTCCGCACTGTTCTCAGTTGCGATTACAGGTGGCACAGGCACGGCTAACTTTACAGGTACGGCAACTAACCCTGTAAACTTCATGATCACAGATCTAGGCACTGACCCTGGTACGGGCTTGGGTACCATCTTGTAAGGGGGAGGCATGGCCAAGTATCATATTGTGCTTACTGGCGACGATGACGCTTTGTGCGTTGCTGCCGGCCGGGGCACGTACGACGAAGAGAACGACGTACTAGTTCCTGAAGACGAGGCGAACGATCCCAACGGTCACTACTTCAACTGTACCGACTGTAGCTACGTACAACATGGTGGCCGCCGGCACGTAGAGCCGATCGCGGGTTACGTCTTTCCAGGGGCTACGACATGACGGTCTTCGGATGGGATACGTCGTCACACGACGACACTCCAGCGAGTCTCGACGGCCTGTCGTTCTTCACGTGCAAGATCACGGACGGCGACCACTACTACGAGAATCCCACAGCCGCAGCTAAGCTCAATGCAATGAAGGGCTTCGGCTGTGAGATCCTCGGAACGTACCACGTCCTCTGGGGCAACCGGTCGATCGGGAACCAAGCAGCGTGGTACATCCAGATGATGGATGTACCACGC